GCGTAGAATTCCTCTACGGAATTCTACGCATGTGATACGATTTTATCGGTCATCCCTGCAAAGGGTTTATTTCTAGTCATGATATAATTCATGATATTGCGCCGCTTTGTGTGTTGAACCAAATTGGCGCTCCCAATTTGCTTCTATTTCACATGAACCGCCGTAGGTATCTATGAGTTATATTATGCAAAATTCGGCCAGGCCCGATCCACCTGGCCGTCTTATATACGGATCACCCCCTATTTGTTATTTGTTCACTGTATGTGTTATAAAACTAAACAATAGTGGTGTTGGATTATATCCATTATTTTAAATCATAAAAATGTGTGTTGTATATCATCATTATATATTCGATTTGGCACATCTTTTTACCATTTCTTTGATTGATTATTTGTTAGTTGAGTAATTTCCAAGGGCCCCCTCTTCGGAAAGACGCTTAATGAGCATACGAATTCTACAATTGAGAATCGTTTGAAGTTGTTTGATTAACTGATCGACTAGCTCTTGCTTTTCCCTCTAGGACCTGACGACCTCCTATTGGGAACTGTAAGATACTCGCAATACTTTTTCATGGGTATGTGTGAGTTTTTGATGATCCTGTATTTTGTGGCTCTATCTAGAGTCAACCCCCTGACCCCAGTTATGTGAGTCAACTTAAAATGACAAACTCCATAACATTTCTTATGTAAGCCTAAGTTGGCAATTAGTGAAATAATCTTTTTCGCTTGGTAGAATTTCACACACGACAAGTTTGTCTACTAAAGCAAACAATACTGATCAGCTTGCAGATCATAATCCCGATCAATGTTCAATAAAACACGTAACGATACGGGTAAAGCTTTCGTCACCAAACAAAATTTTATGCTATTGGCAATCCTTCAGGGTATTTTCTACACCTGTAATGTGACCCAAACTGAGTATGAAAATCGACAGTCTTTCCGTTCATATAAGAACTGGAAGATGTTTGATGATGCCGGCCAATTGGAAATGGCCACTTGGCGCTCGCGTAACCGTTGGTTGACGCGACGCCGAAAGGATCGAGCTAATAAACTCGATCGTGAGGGTCTAACTAAGCGATTAGTTGACCTTAGACATTCGGAAGTTCAAGTTGGGGCTTTCGAATTTACGTTTGGACTTTTTCTTCGGAAATATGGTATTGATAATGAATTTATTATCGACCTCTTGGAAGATTTGCTTTTCTTGGCTTATAATCTTACTCATATCAATGCTTTGAGCGATGTTGTTGTTGCTCTTACCATGTTTGTGAAGTCCCGGAATAAACAATCTATGTATAAAACCGTTACTGCTATGAATTTAGATCAATATGTTCAGAATTTGTTTTACTCCGACGAGGAAGAAGTTCAAGGTTTTGAGTCTTGTCTTGGTTCAGTGCGCTCTCTTTTGAATAAGTACAACACAGCCAAGAATACAATTCTCTTCAAGAAAATCCAGAAATTCATTTCATATGCTATTTTGTTTGATGTTCTTCATTTGATGGGCATTAAGGCGGAATCAAGCAGAATGGATGGAGTTGTTGAGAAATTGTTTTGTGCTCAAAATAAGGTGGAGAGAGAGTGGGATGATTTTATTTACCACGCTCTTGATACTATAGTTTTCATCATGGAACGAGGAGTTCAGTGTTATAAGTTGGGACGATTTGATCCCATCTTACACTCTGGATCCAACTACTTGGAGTGGGAAGCTGAGGCGAGTGAATTGATTCGTTTGTCTAAGTTTACCACTAATAACGAAACTTTGGGTATGAGCCTGTTCGAATATCTTGGTCGATTAGATCAGGCTATTGAGAAAGGAACTGCTATTAGTCAGTATGACCCGGATGTTACAAGTGCCAAGTACGTTAAATCACTCTTAAATGAGATGAAAGCTATTAAGCTTATGGAAGTTAATCGCAAATCCGCACAGCAGGAACGAGAGGCCCCGTTTAGCTTGTTGGTTTATGGCCAGAGCTCGGTGGGCAAATCTATGTTTTCGCGACTTCTGTTCTGTCATTTTGCCAAAGCTTTTGGATTACCACTTGGTGATGAATATAGATATGTTCGCAACCCTGTTGATGAATATTGGACCAACTTCCGTACGCAAATGTGGTGTGTCCAATTAGACGATATTGCTTTTTTGAATCCAGATGCTGCTAATGGAGTTGATCCTTCTATGAAGGAGATGATCCAAGTAGTTAACAATGTACCATTTGTACCAACCCAAGCAGATTTGGCTGATAAAGGTAAAACCCCATGTAAGTGCTCCCTAGTTATTGCAACTACTAATACTAAGCATCTTAATGCTAAAGCGTATTTTTCATGTCCAGTTGCCACACAGCGGCGACTACCATGGATAGTAACTATTCGTGTCAAGCGAGAATTCGCTCGAAAGGATGGGTCTATTGATCCAGCTAAGTGCAAACTTGATTTGGCTGAGGGTTATCCCAATGTGTGGGAGATCCATGTTCAACGAGTGGTTATTCGCGGAATGCAAGATGGCATTCTTGAGGATGTTGAGGATTTCTCAAATATTCACGAGTTCTTAGCTTGGTATTGTCGTATGGCTAAAGTGCACAGAGATGAGCAGGTGAAGGCTATGGCTACCGCCGAATCCCTTAAAGAAGGTAAAGTTTGCCCAGCTTGTTTTTACATGGAAACCCATTGTAAGTGTTCCCCTCAAGTTCAAACTGATGATTTTAATGATGGAAATCTAATGTATCGCGATGATATGACTGTAGATGAGTTGATCAGATGGCGCGAACAAGAGGAGCGTCGAGCTGATATTACAGCTAGGCGTGGTTTCTTTAGAGTAATCTGGGATGGCTTGCGCAATAATATTCACATTCGTCTTCCAGCGATATTCATGACAGTTCAGTGTGTGATCCAATGTAGAGTGTTTGCTTGGATTATTTGGCTTGTTGGAAACCCCGCGCTCATTGGCGCTATCTCCACATACCGTTTTATCTCTGGAATTTGTTGGGTAATTACATTCTTTGGAGTGTTGAATGCCCACCAGAAGTACAAATTAGATCTCTTTATTAAGGGAATGGAACGCGCTGCTGCTCTTGGGAATTATGGTCCGCGTATTAAGTTTGCAGCTACATTGGCTGGTTTGGCTTTGGTGGTCCCATCCACATATAAGTTGGTGAGTATGTTCTTTCCTGGTTTTAAGATTGCTGGTGTAGATCACAAGATGACATTACGAGATGAGTTACATTACAATGGCAAGAAATACAAGGAATGGTACATCTCTATGGATCATGCTTTAAGTCGCCATGAATTGACGAAAGAGCCACTTGATGAGATCATTACTACTGTTGAAACTTATTATAAAGAGAAGATTACAAGAGATGTGGATCCCGCCATGGTTGCTTATTTTGCTGAGAGAGGCGTAAAACTCCCCCAGTATCATTATTTTGCGAGCAAAGGAGAACCTCAAGCACAAGAAAAAGTGCGTCTCTCAGAGCAGATTGGTGTTATGCCCAAACCTCGTGATGATGAGCGTAAACAAGTGTGGTTCAATGATTCTTATGAAACTACATCGTATGATGTTGGTAGGAAAACTTTGTCATGGAAATCGTTGCCCTGGGAACAAGTTCAGGAGCATGTTTCGAAGAATGTAGTCACTTTAGTTTCAACTCGTAAGTCTGAGGGTGGTACTAAGAAGCGTGTTGTGCGCGCACTCTGTTTGGGTGGACACACATATGTTACAAATGCCCATGGGCTACCAAACGAAGTTTGTGAAGTAGAGATTACACAGGATCTCTCGAAAGATGGTATTAATAGGAATATAAAATTCTTATATAACCCCGCGATGTCCCTGATCGATACTGAGCGCGACATAATGTTTGTTTCCATTCAAAATTTGCCGCCAAAACGATCCCTGCTTGAGCTTTTCCCTAAGAACTCAACCTATGATGGTATTTTTAACGGAATGTATATTTCTCGATCCTTGACAGGTGCTTCTGAGGTGTTGGAAGTAAAGAATATTACTAAATCCCCACAAGTTAGCATCGATAAGCTCAACATCTCCGTAGATATATTCCACGGTTATTGTGAGAGACAGACTGAGAAGGGGTTTTGTGGATCCACATTAGTGGCTAAAACACCACAGGGTCCAGTTATTCTAGGGATCCACGTCTTGGGAGGACAGGGTCATGTTACAGGCGCTCTTGCTCTAGATCAGGAATACATTAGTAAACAACTTGATACTATGTGGAATGTTTCTAAGCAGGAGATGGTGCAGAGTGGTGAATTCCACTTAAGTGCTACTGGCAAAGAACGCATTGTTAGTGATCTTCATATGAAGAGCCCTATTCGATACATTGAAGAAGGGGCAGCTGATGTGTTCGGATCTTTCTTGGGTTTCCGACCGACCTCGGCGTCTCGAGTAGAAGAAAGTCTGCTTTGTGCATCGGCTCTTAAGCGTGGATATGTAATCAATACAGGCCCTCCCGTGATGCGAGGCTGGCAACCGTGGCGATGTGCTTTGCTGGATATGGTGAATCAGAAATTTCATATCGATCCATTGACTCTAGAGCATTGTGTTGAAGCTTTTACTAAGGACATTACTAGCAAACTTAGTCTTGAAGACTATGAGGATCTTGTTATTTTAAATAATATGTCAGCCATCAACGGAGTTCCGGGCGTGGCTTATTTGGATAGAATCAAAAGATCTAGTAGTATGGGTAATCCTTGGAAAACTCGAAAGGTGAATTATCTGGTGCATGATCCAGAGGGCATCTTTTATGGATTGCCTGATGCGGTTAAATTTACGGATGAGATCTATGATAGAATTGATACCATTATGGATTTATACTCTCAAGGAATTAGATATCATCCAAATTTTTGTGCCCATCTAAAAGATGAACCGGTTTCACACGAAAAGATTCTTTCAGCTAAGACACGCGTCTTTACAGGTAGTCCCGTTGATTGGTCTATTGTTGTCAGGAAATATTTGCTTACCTATATTAGAGTGATGCAAAATAATCGCTTTATTTTCGAGGCTGGTGTGGGAACTATCACCCAATCTCTTGAGTGGCAGCAAATACGAGATTATCTAGTTAAACATGGTGAGCATAAAATCATTGCTGGTGACTATAGTAAATTTGATAAGCACATGACAGCTGATATTATTTTGGCTGCATTTAAAGTTATCAAAAATGTGCTCCGTCAAGCTGGCTGGTCTGATGAAGAGCTTCGCGTTATACAGTGCATAGCTGAAGATACTGCTTTTCCTCTGGTGGACTTTAATGGTGATTTGATCCAGTTTTACGGGACTAATCCGTCTGGGCACCCACTCACCGTTATTATCAATAGCATGGTTAATAGCTTGTACATGCGACTTGCTTACTGTGCATTGAATCCTGAAGGAACGTGTTTTGATTTTCAAGAGAATGTGAGTCTGATGACCTATGGTGATGATAACATTATGGGTGTGTCAGATAAGACGCCTTGGTTCAATCATACTGATATTCAAAGTGCTTTGGGCGCAATGGGTGTCATATATACCATGGCTGATAAAGAGGCTGAATCAAAACCATATCTACATTTGTCTGAAACTTCATTTCTTAAGCGAACCTGGCGTTGGGATGAAGATGTGGGAGCGTATCTCGCACCTTTGGACCATGCATCCATGGATAAGATGATGACTATGTGGATTCCATCAGGTACTATCTGCCCTGAGGCTCAAGCCATTGCCATTATAGGTAGTGCAATTCGAGAATACTTCTTCTATGGTAAAGACGTTTATGAAGAAAAACGCGTAATGTTCCTTGAAATCATCGAAGAATGTGGATTAAAAATGTTCATGAAGAAATCAACTTTGCCTACCTGGGAATCGTTACGTCAATTGTTCTGGGAGTCATCAGAACATGTTGATTTGGAAATACAATCCAGAGATTACTTTGACTCCACTAATTCATCAGATATTTCTGGTGATTCAAGTATGGCAATCTCTGAGGAGGATGTTGAAGAGCTCCCGATGATGTGCGATAGAAGTTCCGAAGGTTCTTACTACGTTACGGAGGGAGAGTGGGACCTCATGCATGTTTTGCTAGGTCCAAAACGGCGTATGTTATCATGTCGTTCCATTGAGGTAAAGCCAAAGAAAACCGTTGTATTCGTGTACTGCGCAGATGGATCAATGTACAGATTCGTTCGTGAGAGTGTGGATGCAATGAACTCGCCTGGGCGTTCCCCAAAGTCCCTATTTAGGGATGTGACTGGCTGGTTCACAAAAATGTACACAAGATTGGTGCGCTTAGGTCAGCGTATCATGGTATCAACCGACCGACGAAACGATTAAATTTGTCTACGGACGTTAAACTACCTCCACTCAAGAGAGTGGTTGTAAACAACAAAAGTTGTACGCCAA